ATATTCATACGCATGACATGGCCAGGCTTCACTTGTTACAATCTCAAATCTCTCCCTGAAATCGTTCTCAAACTCCTGAAACTTCTCCTTGCCATGATGCATATATTCCAAAGCCGCACTTTGAAGTACTGATTTCAATACCTCATTGGGCGCTTCAGACGTTGAGCTTCGCTCATAATACAAAGACTTCCTGATACAATCTTCGTTAAGCACACCATGATAGTAATCAATCATATTCACTGTTTCAACTCTAACTGTGCGTTGAATCAGCTCAAACTCATCCCATTCATTGTAGTCACGTGCTTCATCTTCTTTCTTAATTGGAGTTATCACCAATCCACAAAATTTGGCTGCCAAGCTTATCAGTTTGGTAAATGGTAAATGTTTCTTACCAATATCTGTAAGAGACATGGCGAAATCATCTCCATATATTATAACTCGCACATGATCTTCGAACAAATAAATATCGTCAGCTCCAAGACCATGCTCCTCTACTACCGAGACTATCCAACTTGTTCGTATGGCAGTCCAAGTACTTAAAGCATTATACAACACCGTCGGTGGGATTCCACTAGCAGTACCACCAACAATATGGAAAAACACCTCGTGATTAATGTGAATTTTCTGAAACATCCCTTCAATCATGGCGTCAACTTCTATCCAATCCATCGTGCCTTCTTTTTGCTTATAAAATCCATGCACCATCTTCTTAAGCAAACCATTTATCCGGTCAATGGTACTAAAGTCATTAGAACCAATATCGCCAAGTGATAACCAAGGGTTAATGCGCAAATACTTATATAACATCTCCCATGACACGTTATGTGGATTAATTCCTACTGTATCTGCTTGAAACATGCAAGTTTCCTTAACTGCAGACAGTAGTGGACCAAACCATTTACGAATGTGTAACACTGAGATCAAATCGGCACTATAAAAAAGCCTTGCTACAGGCAATCTCCTAGTGACCCCATTTATGGACACCTCTTTAACCTTCCTTAGTTCGTCTTTATCACATTCTTGAACAACTAACCTAGTTACTATGCCCATTCGAGCAGCTGCGACACGCCTATCATAAGCAGCCACTACATGGCGGTGTACGCTAACAGTGCCGTCATCATCCCTTTTGAAACAGTCTGACTTCTTCTTAAGCTTTATACCCATGGTTCCTTTAACATAAAAAGGGCCAGCTGAGCTCGCAGGATCTAAACCACCAACTCCTTGGGACTGATCTCCTCCAAATATTTGATCAATCCTAAGAGGAACTAAGTTTACGCTACGTCTCACATGAAACCCATTTATAAAAGTATTATAATGGTCGTTCCTAATACTTTTCATATATAAAGAGTCCGGAGGTTCTGCTATCACATGATACTTGTGTTGAAATTCTCGCATCATCACGCCGTCAATTTTAACCTGGCCTGCTACTGCAATACGCTTTTCGACCTCAAGCGATTTCATGGTGTTAGAATACAACCGTGATACCTTGTAGGCTGAATTGGTTGTTGTACTAAACGGCTCTTTCAATTTCTCAGAAAACATCACTCCTTTAGGTCTGAACAGCTTCTCCCCTTGAATCTTAACAAAATCCTCATCTATTTCAGGCATTCCTTCCGGATCCTGAACTTCCATAGTCTTAACGACCGGAACTTCATCATTACTGAACACACACGCATAACTGTACTGTCCCAGTGCAGTATGAAGCCCTACGATAATACGTTTCAAATTTGGGGTTCCCAATTTTACATAGGGAAGTCCACAATCTCCAGCTACAGTATTTTTCCCGCCAGTGAAACCTATAAGAGGTACATTTCTGCGATCACTAGTGTGACAATCTTTGACACTGGTTACAAATTCTATTTCAGCATAATCTACGCTCTGAAACCAAGAAGACGTAGTTTCTTCTTTTGCAACTCTGCCATAGGACGCTCCATTGCCTACCATATTTTCAATTTCCGCTCGAGTCATAACTCTACTAGTTATGTCTCTCATTCCCTGCATCTGCCTGTTCGACTCAGGCCATACTTCAACAAAGAAGAGATCTCGAACCCTTTTTATTATTTTCAAATCACTTTGACAAAAACCTAGCAATGATGTATCATCGCCAAGTGTCTTTAAAGTAACACTGAATCTAGCTCCACTCAAAACATGAGCATTACATACAAACATTTTTGCGTTCAAAAACAAACAGTAACCATATGACTCGAACTTGCTTCCGGCTACAACCATCTTAAAGGTTTGGTTTCGAACAACCTTGTAAGACTGGTCATATCCTCCTTGCACTATTATGCCTCTATCTCCATCTGACGGTTTGCCTTTTGGTTTAGCCAATCCAACTTTATGGGCATACTTCATATCCGATTGAGGGCACACCGTCTCAACACTTCCTTTAACTAATGCTTTAAGTAAATGACACAATGCAGTCAGAGTAACTCCCATCAAAGCTATAGCACCTACTGTGATTCCAAGCCGACTGTAAAATGACTCAAAATAAGTCTCTGCAGTCTTTGGTTCAGAAAAGCTTGAAGCTTGAGGCCAAACGGTCCACATTTTGACTCGACTTTTAACATATTCCCATTTCGATCTAATTTTAACTATATCCAAATTATATACTATATTCTCATCCTTGCAATCATAAAATCGGACTTTCCTTGTGTCCAACATCTCTCTAAAATCGACCGCACCATAACAGGTATAATCTCCGATTTGAGCTGTCTCTTCCCAAACTCCATTTTTCAATCCAAACCAGATAAAATCTGGATCAAGAGTATCCTCTTGATAGCATTGGTAATATTTCATTGTAATCTTTCCTTTACCATCCTGGCGAACCACTTTGCACCCATAGACATCTATAGGAGTGGTCTTAACAGTGTCAACACTAAGCTCAGAAGTCTTAAAGGGCCTAAAGAAGTGCTCTAAATATAAGTACTCAACTGGTCCTTTAAAATCT